TTAGGTGCCGAGGCACAAAAAAAACGAGGTTATCGGATGTTAGCGTTGGATTGTAGGTATATCATAGATACTGATTTTGCCGACGTCATACCCACACATCGCAAGGTAACAGAAGCAGAAATTGAGCGTGAGTGGGCAAGGATATTTTTTGATCAGACCTTAGATCCACGTATAAGATTACAAGCAAGTAAGTATCTAGCAGATTACAAGCAAATGTTTGATAAAGACAAAAGTGAGGTAGTAGATAAGGACGAGTTGCTAGCAAAGCTTAGAGCTAAGTACCTTATCAAAAGAGTAAAATGATATTATCAAATGACGAGATAGCATATACAATAGAGCACCATGCCGATGAGCTTACTATCGATGAGATACAAGCTCTTTTTGATTTGGCACAAAGACAAGAGTACAACGATGCGACATCATCATATCTTAAATACGCTAGCTACGTCCACGGTGATACTTATATAGTAGGCAAGCACATAAGGTACATATCAGATAGGATTGATAAGCTACTAGCAGACGCACGTAACAGTAAAAATCTCATCATATCTATACCACCACAACACGGTAAGTCGATGCTAGTAAGTGAGACCTTACCATCGTACTACCTAGGTAAAAACCCCCTTAAAAGAGTCATAGTGGTATCATATGGAGACGACTTAGCCAGACGATTTGGTAGACGCAACAGGCAAAAAATACAAGAGTACGGTGATAAGTTATTTGGTATCTCCATATCACGGACAAGCAGATCCGATACAGACTTTGAGCTAGATAACCTCAAAGGTAGTCTTAAATCTAGGGGTATTACGGCAGGTATAACAGGACAATCGGCAGATCTTATCATAATAGACGACCCAATAAAAAATCGATTGGAAGCAGACTCGGAGACGTACCGTAATAGGGTGTGGGACGAGTACCTTAACTCCATTAACACGAGGTTGTCGTCGGATGGCAGGATTATACTTATCCAGACGAGGTGGCACGAGGACGATTTAGCAGGTAGGTTACTACAATATGAGTCTGGTAAGTGGGCAGAGATTAACATACCCCTTGAGGCGGGGGACGGTGATATATTAGGTAGACAACCGGGCGACCCTCTATTTCCAGAGATTGGCAAAGATAAAGCATGGCTTGCAGACTACAAACAGTCATACATGCGCGAGGAAGGTGCTAGAGCGTGGCATGCGTTGATGCAAGGCAGACCTACATGTTTAGAGGGTAACCTATTAAGACGTGATTGGTGGCAGTACTACACCACCTTACCAGACAAGTTTGACAGGGTTTGCATGAGTTGGGATTGCACCTTTAAAGACACCGAGAGCAGTGACTACGTGGTCGGGCAGGTATGGGGCATGATAGATATTGATTGTTATCTTATTGATCAGGTAAGGGATAGGATGGACTTCCCTACCACACTGCAAGCCATTAAAGACCTGAAGACGAAGCACACGCAGTCAACGAGGATATTTGTTGAGGACAAGGCTAACGGCTCTGCCGTTATATCTATCCTACAAAAGAGTATATCAGGGATTGTACCTGTTAATCCTGAGGGTGGTAAAGTAGCGAGGGTTAATGCTATATCACATCATATTGAGTCGGGGCATGTGTGGTTGCCACTCAACGCTCCGTTTACTAATGATTTTGTTAATGAGGCATCGCAGTTCCCCAATGGGAAACACGATGACCAAGTAGACGCATTAAGCCAAGGCATCAATAGGATGATGTACTATAGATCCGTTGAGCGCGAGGAAATACCGTATGTACAGGGTGGGGTTTACGCACGTAAGGAGCTTATATCAAAAGGATTTCGGGACTATCAAATAACACAGATGGTCAAGGATGGCAAGATAAAACTTATAGGGAGGTGATTATCACGGCTAAGGTAATAAAGCCAAAAGGTTATTATATCGAAAAACCTGACTATAACATTGGGTTTTTACCAGTGACAGGTGCATATAATAGGGATATCGAGGTTTTATACACAAAGTTAGAGCCTGTGATGGCACGGAATTACGTTAACTTAAAGTATATCCTAACACCATGCACAGGCACACAACACATCGACTTAACAGACAGCAACGCAAAGCTTATATATTTAGATGATAAAGATTGGTTACATCAAAATATACACGCAACAGCAGAGTTCACGTTTGCCCTTATTTTGGCACTAACTAGGCAAATGGGGAGTGCAACAGGCGAAAGCGACAGATACAAATTCACAGGCAACGATCTCTACGGTAAGACCTTAGGTATTATCGGCTACGGCAGAGTAGGTAAGCAGGTAGAAAAGATAGCATTAGGTTTTGGTATGCAGGTTGTGGTGGCTGATGTAGATACACCTAAAAACGTTTTTGATAAGCGAGTATTAAGCGAAGCTGACATAGTTACATTGCATGTACCAGGTACACCAGAAAACGAGGGTCTAATAGACAACAAAGAGTTTTCGATAATGAAACAGAGTGCCTATCTCATCAACACATCTAGGTCAAACGTGGTAGATCCTTATGCATTGTTGTGTGCAATACATACAGATCAAATCAAAGGTGCCGCCTTAGATGTAACTGAGACCTACTGTGACTGGATTACTAAGCATTTAATAGATACAGACAGGGTACTAGTTACCCCACATCTCGCTGGCAACACGGTGGAGAGCAGACGTAAGACGGATGAGTATGTGTTTAACAAACTAGCTAAGATACTTGGAGAGGAGAGATAGCAATGACTACTAAGATAATAGCGGATGCATGTTGTAATCACCAAGGTAACAAGGACAATATTAAAACCATGATAAGCAGTGCAGGGCGTGTCGGTATTGATTATATCAAATTTCAACTTTACGATGTACGTAACCTTCACAAAGATTACCCAGATTACACTAGTAACTATCAATACTACGACGATCATCAGGTAACTGATAAGGTTTTAGATCTTATCTTATCCCAATGTAAACAGGCTAATATTAAACCGTTGTTTACTCTGTTTCATACAGGTATGGTTGAGAGGTTACTATCAAGGGATATTAGCGAGTGTAAAATAGCCAGTCCAGACGCGTTAAACATTGAGCTTATTGATGAGTGTTTGAGGGCATTTGATAGGGTATTTATTAGTACAGGCATGATAAACGCCGAGGGGCTTAAGACCCTTAAGGGATTTATTAACACAAAACCGTATAAAGGCAGAGCAGAGTTTTTATATTGTGTATCGGAGTATCCTACGCATTACAGCAATGTAAACTTTAAAGAGATGATGCATTATTCAGGGTTTAGCGATCATACCCCAGATATAACAGCATCCAAGCAAGCAATAGATTTAAGTTTAAACTACGTCGAAAGGCATTACATTTTAAATAAAGACACACTTACCAAGGATGCATTTATAAGCTCCGACTTGACAGCATTCGCAGAACTATGTAAGTACAGAGACAAAGTAGCAAAAATAAATAATTATAAATTAAGGTGGAGGGGTTAAGTAATGGCAAACAAAAAAGTAGAGGTAATTGAAACAGATAGGAAAAAAAAGGTAGCTATCATAGGGTTTGCAAGTAGTTGGAATCAAGCACCGTGGGACGATAACGACTTTGAGATCTGGGGACTTAATGAGTTATACAAGTTAGTACAAACACTACCACGCCAAGTACGGTTTGACAGGTGGTTTGAGATACACAACCCGTTATCACCTAGCAAAAACACAAAAGAACACCATGATTGGCTAAAAGTCTGCCCTATACCCCTATATATGCAGCGAAAATATCCCGAGTTCCCAGCAAGCGTTGAGTATCCGAGGGATCAAGTTAAGGCATTTTTCAACAGAAATTTTGTGTTTCCGGGCAGTAACAACACTGACACGGTTACGGAGACAACACAGAAGGGTTCTAGGTTTGCTGACTACTCTAATCAAATAAGTTGGATGCTGGCTTTAGCTATCTATGAGGGTTTCGAAGAAATACACATCTACGGTGTTGACATGGCACAAAAAAGCGAGTACGCATTCCAAAGATCTAGTTGCCAATTCTTCATAGGTTACGCAGCAGGACTGGGAATAAAGGTACTTATCCCACAAAATAGTGAGCTTTGTAAGTTTGGGCAGGATTATGGGTATGATACCGATAATCAAACAAGGATAACGTTTAAAAGAGATATAAAAGATTTAAAGAGTAGAAAGAACAACATATTAATTGAGATGCAAAAGATAAAGCAGAGGGAGAAAGAACTTGAAGTAGGTATGTGCCAGATAGATGGGGCGATTACTAAGCTTAATCATTACCTTAGTAATCATATAGTATGATGCGTAAGATTTTGGTTTGTGTCTTATCTAGAGCTAACTATGGCAGATTACGTAGTGTTATCGATGGTATTAAACAGCATCCTAATTTGGAGCTCCAGTTATTAACTGGGGCTTCTTATTATAATACGTTACCTGCCCACGCTGATATACAATGTTTGTGTAGGGGAGACGATAAGGAATCTATGGTCATTACTACGGCTAACTTGATGGATAAGGTTGCGCATGAGCTACGTAGACTTAAACCAGATATAGTATTAGTACATGGGGATAGATACGAAGTATTAGCAGCAGCGACGGCCGCGGCGTACATGGGTATACCAGTAGCCCACACGGAAGGTGGAGAACATACAGGATGTATTGATGACAAGATACGCAAGGCAATTAGTGCTTTAGCTGACATACATTTCCCTGTAACGAAGGCAGCCAAGGTAGATTTATTAAGGCAGGGTCACGCTCTTGGGAATGTGTATACGGTAGGTAGCCCCTCAATAGATAATTTAGTAGCTATCAAACAATCAGAGATTAGATCATATCTCGAGTATATCCTTGTATTGTGTCACCCTAACACTACTAAAGATGAGGATTACGTTACATTGTTTAATGCATTAGATAAGGTTGAACACTTAAAGATAGTGGTTAATCCTAACGTTGACGCAGGTAGTAATGCATTACTCAAACATATACACAAGAGAAAAGACGCATACGGTGATTATAGATTTATTAAAGACCTAGGTCCTACTGAATACTATAAAACCTTGATGGACTCAGCGTTATGTATAGGCAACAGTAGTTCATTTATTAAAGAAGCAGCGTACCTAGGCAAACCTGCAATAATAGTAGGTGATAGGCAAGTAGGCAGGGAACACGCAGATAATGTAGTGTTTAAACCATACAACGAAGATATTATAATCGACGCTATTAAATTAATGTTTGATACAAAACCTAAACCAAGTACGTTGTTCGGTGATGGCACATCAGGTAACCAAATAGCACAGATACTAAGCGAGGTGCAAATATGAATATATTAGGTATAGTACCGGCAAGAGCAGGGAGTCAAACTATACTAAGAAAAAACATGTTTCCTTTAGTTGGTAAACCTTTGATAGAGTACACGCTAGAGACTACCAATCATGTAAACTTATCTCAGGTAGTTATCTCAACAAACTGTGAGGAGGTAGCCAAAGCATACGCCAAAGATTATTTAGTAATTAATAGACCAGAGAAGTTGGCGCAAAGCGACGTGCCTATGTTACCAGTTATACAACACGCATTAAGCCTGTTTTATCATGAGTGCTTTGATGCAGTGTGTTTGTTACAACCCACATCACCGTTAAGGGAAAGAACTGACATTATCAATGCACTTAATAATTACAAAGAAAAAAACGCTACTAGTTTATATAGTGGATATAAGTTAGGTATCAAGAATAAAGATGCAATCTATGATAAACACAAGACGCCAACACATTTCCAAAGAAACGGTGCAATCTTTATAACTAGTACCGACCTTATAGGACAAGGTAAGCTATGGGATGCTAATGTTATTGAGTTTGAAATGCCAGCGTCTAGGAGTGTGGATATTGATACCATGGATGATATGGAAATTGCAGAAGCTTTATTAGTATACAGAAAAGGGAGGGCTAGAAACGAATGAGGGCAATATTAATAGGATACGGTGAGATAGGAAAAGCAGTGTATAATAACTACAAACCCTATCATGAAATACATATAGTCGACAAAAAAGAACCAAAAAAGGTTGTATATCTTGACACTTATGATATAATGTTAATAGCAATTCCCTACACATCAAAGTTTACAGAGGTTGTCGGGGAATACAAGAAGAGGTTTGGGGTAAAAAACATTGTTGTATTTAGTACTGTACCAGTAGGTACAACTCAAAGTTTGGATGTAAATGCTGTACACGTACCAATAGAAGGTAAACATCCTAATTTAACAGAAAGCATTAATAAATGGCAAGTGTATATGGGTGGTTGTAACTCGGAAATTAAATATTTTTTTGAAAAGGCGAAGCGTGACATAATACAATTAGATAGCTCGCAATACACAGAGTTTTTGAAGTTACAATCTACCACAAATTATGGCTTGATGATCGAATACGCACGATATGTAAACGAGGTGTGTAAGCAGTTAGGGTTGGATTATAAACATGTTATGGACTATAACCAAGCATACAATACTTTGTATAAGGATCTAGGCAATGATAATATCAAGAGGTATATATTAACACCACCTAAAGGTGAAATAGGGGGACATTGTGTAGTACCTAATGCGAAGATATTACAAGAACAATATCCCTCGGTTTTAGTTAGGCAAGTATTTGATAGGAGTGGATCTTAGTGGATGATATTATTGAGGTTGTTTTGTTATTATTAGTAGTAGTTAACATGTACTTTATATATAGAAGATTAGACGTATTGGCAGGTAGATGGGACGATGCTCAGAAAGAAAAAGAAGATAAATACGCAAAGCACAGAAACCAAGACGGTTTATTAACAACGAGGAAACGGCATAATGAGTAAGAGGGTGCAGTGTTGGAATCCAAAATGCAACAAGTTATTAGCTATAGCATCCAGTACATATTTACAAATTACACCTAGCAGTGAGTATCAGGAAACCCAGTTAACCCATTTGGAAGTTTTGTGTAACAGATGTAAGAAAACTACAATATTGAATATCAAGTAAGTTCAGAGTCCTAAGAGACCATATAGCGAAAAAGGCTATATGGTCTCTTTTTTTTATTTAAGGTGGTGAATAAATGCCGACAATCAGTAAGAAAGACTGGGAAGAAAACAGAGAGAAGTTTATGACAGAGCGAGATATTAGGGAGATAAATACTAATATTGACACTTTATTAATGAACAAAGGAAACATGGGGGACTTGTATGCTCGGTGGGAAGACGAGGAAACGGCATACAAAGGAGACCAAGAGAAGATAAGCAACCGACCTAATTCTAGGGTTAACATTATCAATGCTAACGTTGAAGGTCAGGTATCGAGTTTGATTGAGCAGAATATAGCAGTTGTTACCAAAGGAGAAAGCCCTACAGATGGTGAGTTCGCAAAGTGGGCTCGTGTGGGCTTAGATTGGAGTTTACGTAAGAACAAGATAAAGAGGATACTGGATATACACGAGCGTAGAAGATTAAAATTCGGAACAGGTATATTCAAAGTTTATTTTGATGAGAACGCATTAGGTGGGTTTGGTCTAGCTACCATAAAAGCACCACCACTAAACAAAGTATATATTGATGGTAAGATAAAAGATATTTTGCGTTACCAAGAAGCTGAATATATAGCAGAAGAGGTAACGCTTAGTAAAACGCAAATGATTGAATTATATGGAGAAGAGAAAGCCAACGCAGTTAACTATGGAGCGTCTTATATCGAGGATACCGCAGTGTTTGGGGAGACATACACTAACGATGACCAGACAGCCACCACGGTAATAATGTGGGTAGAGAGGTGCGAAGGCAGGTTGAGAATGAGGGAATTCTCAGGTTGTGGTGTATTGCTTTATGATAGTCATAAAGAAGGTACTAGAAAAGACAATCAAAAGGGTAAAGAATACAAACATGTGTCCTATTATAAATATGTAAATGATAAGTACCCTTATTTCTTCACATCTTTATATGTCGAAGAAGGTAGTATGTATGGGTTTGGTGATTGTAAATTATTGTTACCTATTCAAAATATGATAAATGATTTATATGACAAAATCAGAATGAACGCTAGACCAAATCTTATCTTATTTGATCCTAGTTCAGAGGTAGATTTAACGGATTTCGATGATAATTCATTAGAGCCTAGACCTGCTATGTTAGACAAAAAAACGGTAGAAGTTGTGCAATGGGGACAGGTTAATCCTGCGTTATGGAATTTACTATCAGCTATGCATCAAGAGGCACAAAGAGTGACCAGATATAGTGAATTAATGATGGGTCAAAGTAAATCAGCAGACACGGCGACAGAAGCGGCTATTCAGCAACAACAAGGTAACGCCACAACAGATCACAAGAAGACTATGCTACAGGAAACATTAGTAGAAGTGTGTGAATACATGCTTGGGTTGATGATGCAATTTTATCAAGGAGCTAAAGCATTTAGGGTGGACGAGGATAAAGAGGAGTTTGAGTGGATTGATTTCAGGAAATTATCTAATGTTCCTGTTATGAAACCTGCTACAGAATCATACATGAGAGAGTTTAAAAAGAAGAATCCAGATTCAGACAAACCCAAGTGGGAAATTATTTCAGATAAGAATGGCAGACCTAAAACAAAACAGGTTGAGCTGGATATTGAGATAAACATAGGAGCAGGATTACCGAAGAATAAAACATTCTTATGGCGCATGATGGAACGTTTGGCATCAATGCAGGTGTTGGATGAGTATGGACAACCTAAAGGTCTAGTTAGTTATGAGGAAATGCGTAAACTTATGAGTGATCT